CTTCCTGCTCTTGGGGGCAAAGGCGACCTAATGCTTGCTAACTTCCAGTATTACTTAATCAAGGACGGTTATGGAGTTGAGATTGCAGCAAGTGAACATGTTTACTTTACTACCAACAGAACTGTTATAAAGGCATTCTGGAATGTAGATGGTAAGCCGTGGTTGACTGCTCCAATAACTCTAAGAGATAAAGTTACTAAAGTTAGTCCATTCGTGATACTCGACGTTCCAAGTATTGGAAGCTGACAGTTAATTTAATTTAGGCAGGTAGTAAATCTGCCTGCCTATAGTAAAAAGGAGTAATTATGAAATTTCTTTGCAAAGGCGAGTTCATCTATAAAGGCAAGAGAATATATAAAGGTGAAATAATTGATATTTCTAATTTTGATATAGGCAAAGTAAAATCTTTAAATGTTCTTGGTGAGCCTGTGATAGAGGACAAAATTGAAAGGGCAATAAAAAAGCCTAAAGAGGTAAGGAAAAATGGAAGTAAAAATAATAAGAAGCTTTAGCAAAGGACAAAAAAGATATATTCCTGGAGAGGTTTATTCCGTTTCATCTGAACTTGCAAAAAGATATGTATCAAGGGGAGATGCTGAAATTATAGTTGAAAAGGAAATAAAATATATTAAGCCAAAAGTAAAATCAAAAAGAAGGAAAAATGATAAAGCTAATAACCGCACCTAAAACTGAACCTATATCGCTTGTTGAAGCAAAACTACATTTAAGAGTTACCACAAACGATGATGATACTCTTATATCTTCACTAATAAAGGCAGCAAGGCAGTCTGCAGAAAACTTTACTAACAGGGCTTTAGCTTCTCAGGTTTTAGAGTTAATTTTAGATGACTTTCCTGAAAAGGAAATAATACTTCCCAAACCGCCAGTTGAAACTGTAACTTCAATAAAATATACAGATTGTGAGGGAGTAGAAAGCACACTTAATATTGCGGATTATATTTCATTTCTTGAAGCTGAACCTGCTGTAATTGTTCCGGCTTATGGCGGGTCTTTTCCTTATTTTAATCCATATCCTAAAGGAGCAGTAAAAATTAGATATACCGCAGGATATAAGATAAGTGGAACTGAAGCAAGACTTATAATTCCTGAAGCCATAAAGCAGGCATTGCTACTTATAATTGGAAGTTATTATGAGAACAGAGAAGATAGCCAGGTATCAATACCTACTCAAGCTGAATATCTATTATATCAATATCGTATTTGGAGTTTGTAATGAAAATAGGAGCATTAAGGCACAAAATTACAATTCAAGAACCTATTGAATCTGAAGACCCAGCTACAGGTGAAATAATAACTACCTGGGAAGATTTTGCTGAAGTATGGGCTGAAGTGCTCCCACTTGTGGGTAGAGAATATTGGGCAGCTAAAACTGTGAATGCAGAAACTACAGGCAAGATAAGAATAAGATACTTGGCTGATATAACTCCAAAGATGAGGATAATGCTTGAGGATAGAATTTTTAATATTACTGGAATTGTAAACGTGGAAGAGAAAAATAGAGAAATGGTTTTATATTATAGCGAGGCAATCTAATGGCAAAAATGGAAATAAAAATTGAAGGAGCGGATAAGATAATAGCTGAACTTGCGAAAAAAGATAATAAATTTATTAAACTTTTAGAAGAAGGACTCACAGAATCAGCTAATCTTGTAAGAGATAGAGCAAAAGGTAATGCCCCATTTAGAACTGGTAAACTTAAAGAAGCTATAGTTTCTGGAAAACCAGAGATTACAGAAAATAAAATAGGAATAAGTGTAGGGATATCTACTTCAGTTAAGCCATTCTCTAAAGATGGTTATTATGCGAGATTTCAGGAAGTAGGAACTTCTAAAATGAGAGCGCATCCATACCTCAGGCCTGCCCTTGATGGATCTAAAAATGATATAAATTCAATTATGTCAAAGAAATTAAAAGAGGAATTATGATATATAAGGCTCTAAAAGATAAACTTGCAAGTGATAATGAATTAAAAAAGCTTATAAACGATAGGATTTATTATGTTAATATCCCACAAAATCCTATTTATCCTTGCATATCATTTTATAGAGTGTCTAATCCAAGAGGTCATTTAGTTGATGTATCTTCTCCAAGATTTCAAATAGACATTTGGGCTAAAAAATATTCTGAAACAGTCGAGATAGCAAATAGAATAAGGAGGATTTTACAAAGGAGTAAAGGAGTTTGGGATGGAATAAGCATTATACAGGGAGTATATATGAACGAATTTGAGGATTATGAATCCGATACAAATTTATATCATTTAGCTGCAGACTACCGCATAATTTATAAAGATTATTAATATAAGGAGGAAAAATGTCAAATCAAACAACAGTTCAAAAGGCAAACACAATCATATTTGGTTCTGGAAAGTTTGAGATTTCAGAAGATGGATTAAATTGGGAAGATTTAGGAGCTATGAATGGTATTGTATTTAAGGAAAGCTGGGAAGAGGTTGTGGTGGATTCAGACAATGCCGGTAGGATAAAAGTAGGAATAAAAAATCATGAAGCAACATTGTCTGGAGATATGTTGGAAATAGACCTTGAAAAACTTGCAACTATTCGGGGTGGCATTGATAGTTATTCCAAAGTAGAGGGAATTTCTGAAACTCTTAAAAGTGGAGGTATAACTACAATAAATTCAATCCAGGTAAGAGTAACAAATGTTGATGAATATGACAGGGAATTTAGAATTACGATTTATAAAGCTTCTAATTCTAAAGGTATTGAACTTGCTTTTAATCCAGATAGTGCAGATGAAGCAAATTCAGTCAATGTTGAACTTAAAGGAACATGCGATGTAACAAAAAATGCTGGAGAACAACTCTTCGAAATCTACTCAGAGAGAGGCGAATCAGTAGCATCATAAATTAAAAGGGTTTTATGACCCAAATATATAGGAGGTTCTATGATAAAAAAAGAATTTGGTGGTAATAAAGGTGAAAAAAGAATTGCAATTCTTGAGGGAGAAGAAATAGATGTAACTAAAATTCCTCTTGGAGTACAACTTGAACTTGCTGAATTGGCAGGAAATAAAGAAATAAGTGATTCTGAGAAGCTTGAAAGATTAATGAGCGCAATATCACTTGCATGCAAATCCAATCCCAAAATAACTATCGAGTGGCTTAAGGAAAACACTGATTTTGAAACATTGATTGATTTTATGAATTACGCATTGGAACCGCTTAAAAAGAGAGCTGAAAACTCAAAAAACCCGGATACTCCCCAGAACCAGACCCAAGAATAATAAAAAAGATTATAAATAGAGTATCAATGCTCTATGGTTACAGTGGGGAGTATATAATAAAAAATATGACCTCAGATGAAGTTTTAGAGTTATATGATGATGGCATTGAATTTGAAGAAATTAAAGGTGATATATTAATCTTAAAATTGGCAGAAGCGATAACTGGCAAAAAAATAAAAAAGAAAAAAGAAAAAATTGTTGAAACTAAACCAGATATTAAAAAATTCGAGAAACTTTATGGAGATAAAATTAAAAGACCAAAGGAATAAAATATGGCTGAAGTCGGAAACTTAATCATAAAAATTATAGGTGATAATAAAGGTCTAACTACAGCACTTGATCAATCAAGTAAAGATGTATCAAAATTTAGTTCAGGTGCTGGTAAATTTGCTAAAGGTGCTGCTATAGGACTTGCTGCTACGGCTACTGCAGCTATTGGAGCTGGAACTGCTTTATTTAAGGTAGGTGAAAGCTTTGATGAAGCCTATGATACAATAAGAATAGGGACCGGGGCTACCGGGGAACAGCTTGCAGCTCTTGAAGGAGATATGAGAGAAGTTGCTAAAGTTGTTCCTGCTGATTTTGGAACTATCGGGACTGCAATAGCAGATTTAAATACCCGTCTTGGTCTTACTGGCAAACCTCTACAGGATATGACTGCCCAGATGGTAAATCTTGCTAATATTACAGAAACTGATGTATCTTCAGTAATTCAAGAAGCTACAAGATTGTTTGGTAACTGGCAGATAGCCGCTAAAGATCAAGCTTCTTCACTCGATTTTCTCTTTAAAGTATCTCAAAATACTGGTATCGGAGTAGATAAACTTACGCAAAGTATGACCAGCTCAGGGGTTGAACTGCGAACACTTGGATTTGATTTTGAGACTTCGGCTGCAATGCTTGGTATGTGGGAGAAGGAAGGAGTAAATGCTGAAACAGCTATTAGTTCATTAAAAATAGGACTTCGTAAAATAGTACAAGAAGAAGGAGTCAGCGCTCCAGAAGCGTTTGCCCAAATTGTAGATAGTATTAAAAATGCAGGTTCTGCAAGTGAAGCTGCTGCTCTTGGGGTAGAATATTTTGGGCGTGGCGGTGCTACAATGGCCGAAGCAATAAGAACCGGTAAGCTCGAAGTAGATGATTTAGTAAAAACTCTCGA